ATGTCTTTGTGGGAATGACCCTGAGAACTGCGTGGCGTATGTGATGAGGACTTCTTTTACACCGTATCCCCGCCAATGTGACCCCAATGGAGGGACTGACAATGACTGAATACATCTACCGCGAAGCGGCGATCAAAGCAATCTACGAAAGTGATCCTTTCGGGATACACAAGTATTTTGGGTGGCGAGCAATGGACATAGAAGAAGCGCTTCGGGCTATCCCTGCCGTTGATGTTGACAAAATATCAGACGGATACCACACTTTCGCAGACTTGTATGAGCAGCGGCTTATTCTATCTGCCGCTCTTGCCAAAAATAATCCGCATGCATGGAAAAGCAAGCGGCATGAGGACGGCAGCGTTCCTTTCGGCGGGGGATGGTTCATTATGGGCTTTGATACCGACGAAGGATGTTATACATACCACTATGAACTGAAAGACTGGGATTCGTTCCAGTGCAAGGAACTGGACAAAGGAAAGCCGTGGGACGGTCACACGTCAAAGGATGTCCGGAGATTGCTCTCAATTCCTGCCGCCGTATCCGTCCCGCAATGGATCAGCGTCAAGGATGGGATGCCGGAAAATGAAAAGCAGGTTATTCTTCTCCGGCGAAATGGTAAAGTTTCCCGAGCTGAAGTCCGAAAAATCGGGGAGACTGTTAGATTTCGCTTGTACTCCGAAGAGGACGATTATGCTCCGGTAACGCACTGGGCGGCATTCCCTGCAATGCCGCTTCCCGATCCGCCGAAAGGAGAAAATGATGGCTAAAAGGTTCTTCCATTGCTGCCTGGATGTGCGGGGCGGCATTAGAAACGCGAAAGACCTGAAAGGATGCATAAAGGTAGACGGTCACACGCTGTTCACGGTGAAAGAAGTCAAATCATTTTTGCAGGATCATCTTAATGCCGGACATGAATTTTTGCCGATGGGAGACTGCGACAATTTCGACTATAAAACTGGCTGCCGTGGCCATTATGTGGAGGACGGTGCGGAATGAAGCACGGTGTTGACATTTGCGCAAAGTGTGAAATCAAATTCAATCCGCGATATTTCGACTGCGAGTGCGAGAATGACTTCACCTGCGCCGACTGCGCGTGTTACCGGTGCGAGCACTTGCATCACTGCTATGGCCAATGTGCAAAGAGAGGATGGGAGGAATGAGCGTTCTGTATTTGATATCGTTATTGTTTACGCCGTGGTATGAGAAAACCGTTCATCACAACATAGCCCATGCGCTTTTCTGCATAGCCGATGCGTTATGGCTCGCGGTCATAAGCAAGATTTTGGGATGGTGGTAAGCATGAACGACTGTGAATCCTGCATCCACTACCCGCCGAGCGCTGCGGACGGAAAGCCCTGCTGCTTCTGCGATCCGATAGACCCACTGCTGAATTGCTATCAGAGAAAGGATGACGAACCGGATGAAGAAAATAACGTTTGAATTGCCGGATAACACCGTAGGGGCGACCCTTTCGCTCCTGCTTAACCACGAAGACCGTTACACGCTTGTCGCAGAATGCATTGGCACGGCCCATCTGCGGAGCGGGACTGTGGTTCAAATCGAAGAAAATGAAGGCGGTGACAGCAATGCAAAAACCCTGCTACGGCAAATGTCCCCGCTGTGTGTGGCGGTGGAATGGGGGGTGTTCGGAATGGCAAGACTAATTGACGCCGACGAGCTGAACAAGTTCCCGATTCGGCTCGACCACTACGACAAGGAACACGGGAGCGAGGTCTTCGTCCTCGGCATTGAATCCGTGCTGGAGTATGCCGAGTATCTGCCTACCATTGCCGCTGTCCCCGTCTCCGAACTTCTCTCACTACGCGACAACCTGTACGAAGATGATCTTATCACAATGCGAGGACTGCGCGATCTCAACATGCTGATCGCCAAATACGAAGGAGGGAAAGACCATGCGCTTGATTGACGCTGACGATCTGCTTGCTGAATACGACCGGCAGCACGAAGGAGAGCCGGGGAAAGCCCGAAAACTGATTGAGGATGCGCCCACCATAGACTGCCCCACCCGCAGCCAGTTTAAGCGCATGGCGGTGCAGTTGCGGTATGAGCCGGTGATCCATTGCCGAGAGTGCAAGCATTATCAGAACCATCCGAACGGGCTATGCTACGCACACACAGAACCGGGCGATAACGAGAGAGGTTACAAAGGTGAGACGGTATGCGTTGAACCGGAGGACTTTTGCAGCTACGGAGAAAGGAAGAACAATGGTGACGAAGATCGTTCGTGACAACTGCAAGGACTGCACTTCCAGCTGCGAGCACGCCGGAAAAGACCGGGAGTTTGTGTGCGTGAAAGGCGTCTCCTGCAAAACCGTAAAGCCAAAGCCGGAGATGGTTGCTGTTGTGCGGTGCAAGGACTGTAAGCACCGAGACCCAGAGGACAAGAAGTGCGACTGCGGCTGCTGGCATATTCCGTTTACGACAAAAGATGATGATTTTTGCAGCTACGGAGAAAGGAAAGAAAATGATGACGCTTAAAAATGCAATAAAAACGCTTGATGATGTTATCCCGCCGCATACGCATAGAACTGTAGATCGGGAACATATGCCGATTGTCCTTGCGTGGGAAGCGGTAAAGGTCGAACTCGAAAACCGTTTGCCTGTTGTCCGTTGCCGCGAGTGCAAGCATTATCGGAACCATCCGAACGGGCTATGCTACGCGCACACAGAACCGGACGATAACGAGAGAGGTTACAAAGGCGAGGCGGTATGCGTTGAACCGGAGGACTTTTGCAGCTACGGAGAAAAGAGAAGCGATTTTGTTGACGATAACAAAATCGGAGAAAGGAGAACCGATGAGTAAAGCCGTAATGATAAGCATCCAGCCGCACTGGTGCGAGATGATCGCAAACGGCGAAAAGACCATAGAGATTCGCAAGACGCGCCCGAAGCTGGAAACGCCGTTCAAGTGCTATATCTACTGCACGAAACCGCGCTTTGAGCATGAGGACTTCTTCGCGCTGGTGGGAAAACAAGGCTTTTATGGCGGCGGGAAAGTTATTGGCGAGTTTGTGTGCGACGGTATCGTCTGGCTGGCGCGTGTTGGCTTCACCAGACGTGGTGGAGAACCGGAATATCGAATTGCAAACAACGGAGATTGGAAATCTCCAATCGGGCGGCTCCTCGAAGAGGCGTGCTTAATAGAGGAGGGGGTCGATGCGTATTTGGGCGGAAACCCGGGGTTCGGCTGGCACATCTCCGATCTGAAAATCTACGACACGCCGGTAGACATTACGAACTTCCGCAACTGCAACGGGTGTGAATACATGGGAGACTGCGATACCTACTGCTGGAAACCAATGCAGCGTCCGCCGCAGAGCTGGTATTACGTGGAGGAGCATATGCGATGAGCAGTAAAACCAACTGCCCGAACTGCGGAGCGCCGATCACGGGGAGCGTGTGTGAGTATTGCGGGACAAGGTACGGGGTTACGGTTTCCGTTCCTGTATCGTCTCCTCCGGTGATATGTGAGACGTTAACGATCTACACCATAGACGGCGAGACATATCAAATCGAACGGTATGGAGATATTTAACTATGAACGATGAAAAGTATGTGTTCATTACTGACTGCGCAGAGAAGAAGCGAACGGCGCGTGGCATACATAATAAGCGCACCCACAACGGCAAGGGCGGGAAAGTCCTATTCCCGTCCGACTATCTAACAAGAAAGGAACGTGAAGCAATGAATGGTGAAGTAAAGACCTACGCTCTTAACCGTCCCATGCGGTGGAAAGAATTTAAGATGCTCCCGGATGATGTGCGCCGGGAGTACATAGAGAACTTACAAAAACGCTTCGGCGTGATGCAGAAAGACCTCGCTGTGATGTTCGGTGTTTCTGTTAATTCGGTTGGCTTGGAAACGAAAAAGCTCGGAATTAAGTTTCCGCATCGCGGAGGATGGGCGAACACCAACAATGGCGGATTCCGTGCCTTTTGCGCCGAACAGCCGAAAGCCGATCATGTAGAAGCGCCGCCGGAACCGGTGCATTCCACGCCGGAAGTTGCTGAACCGTCGGAGGAGGTCAAAGCTCCTGACGCTGCGCCGGTACAGAATAGGGGGGGCGCTCCCAAGAGCGGAAGCCTCTGCTTCGAGAACACCACGACCACAGAAGCGCTGAACCTCGTTTACTCCGTCCTCGGATCCGTGAGAATGGCGAAATTGAGCGTTTCGTGGGAGGCATGAAAAGATGTGCCTGACAATCGAAAATTCCGCACAGAGCGTTTAACGCTGCGAGAACGGAGGTAAAATGAGCAAGCCAAGATACAAGTGGTGGGGGTTCGTGAAAGCGATCATCCGGGCGTACCCGATGCATTGTGAGGATTTGCGGAATATACGGGAGCAGTCTGTTATTCCCGCATACGGCGCAACAGGACGAGGGACGGACGTAAACCGAGCCGCTGAAAGCGTGGCATTGCGCGAGCTGCCTTTCGATGATATGAAAGAGTATTTAGCTGTCGAAAAGACCATACGGGACACCATGCGGTATCCTAATGGCGCGGATCGCGTAAAGCTCATCGAAATGGTGTTTTTTAAGCGCACACATACTTTGCATGGGGCAGCTATGGCCCTGTTCGTTTCCTACGGAACCGCTAAGAACTGGCATAATAAATTCATCGAAAGAACAGCAGAGAACTTTGGGCTTACAAAAAAAGGGGCAGTCGAATGACTACCCCCTTTGCTTTATATCTCTTTTCCGTCCGGGAAAATAAAGCCGATATGTGGTTCTGCGCCAATGGCTTTCGCAATAACGCACCATTCTTCAATGGAGAATTTTCCGGTATTTAGGCGCTTGCTTAACAGTTGCGGAGACCAGTTTAGGCGGCGGGCAAGCTCTGATTTGCTCATCCCGGCGTAAGCCAGCGCCATATCAACTAATTGCTTAGCGGTCATTGGATCACCCCCTTTCAATCCGATTGTAAACTATATGATATTACTTGTCAAATAAAACTTTTCAAAAATATTCCAAAAAGTTTAAAATAACAGTTGACATTCTAAACCGAATGGTTTATAACTACAATTGTAAAGCAAATAAACAAGCCAACAGGCAGAAAGGAAATTGAAATGAAAGGGTTCTATATTCGAATTTCTACTTATGGCACAAATGCACCGCACATCATAGATGAAGAAGCCATGTATCAGGCAGAAAAAGGAATGAACTATCTTAACCCCGATGAATTCATGTTCCATTGTGAGGCAGACTGCTTGCACGATGCAAAAGAGCAGTATTGGGAAGAATTCAGCAAAATGTCCTTTGACAAGGAAGCGGAACGGATGCACCCATAATTAATGATATAACCAACTCCGGAGGTTATGAGGGCAGATTATGCCGAAGGGCGGCGGCTAAACCGCCCGGAAAGGAAGCAACATGAAAGCAGTTAAGAATCCGTTTGTCGGTCAGTTGGTGCAGATTCCCGCGTTTGAATTTGCCACGATGCGTTCCGGCTGGAACGGCTGGATTTTCCGAGTTGGTGTTATTGAAAAGCTGTACATTTCTAAGAGCGGGAGAAAATGCGCAAAGGTACGCTATTGCACCAAAACCGCAGGGCGGTATCACCTTCTTCCCTGCACTGAGTATTCAAAAGGCTTCGTTATCGAAAATGTGTTCCAGTGGGACGGCTTAGAAAGAGCGCAGAAAAGCTATACCGAATTCAAGGCTTATGAGGATAACGGCGAACCGGTTTGCTGGGATCAAGATACAGCGTTTCTGCTCAAAAACGGATATATTCATTAGAAGGTTGGCTGGTGTAACATGACTGTTGAGACAATGACGTACCGGCGATACAAGCAGCATTTTTCTGACTGCGACACGGTTGCAGGAAGCTATGACAAGGAGCGCAAGACCATCGAAGTTTTCCTTCCAGATGGCCGTTTGAAGCCGTCCGGCGTCCGCGGGCAGTCGTTCCACTGGATGGAGTTTACCGGCGTTGAGAATGCCACCGGGCGAGAAGTCCGCTGCACAATCAAAGCAACATGTCGCGCAAATGCAATCAAGCGGCTTCCGACAGATTGCACATGGCAGATATAAACTGTGAAAGATTAGCCTAAAAAGCCAAAATCAAGTGCTATAATGGGTACACTCGAAAGAGCTGGAAGCGATTCCGGCTCTTTTTTGTTGGAAGCGGAAAGGAAGGAACTGAAATGCAACTTGTCAAAAAGCCGTTAAGGGAAATCGTCCCTTATGAAAAGAATCCCAGAAAGAATGATGATGCTGTGGCTTATGTCATGGAGAGCATCAAGCAGTGCACCTACGTTGCGCCTATCATTGTGGATGAGGACGGCGTGATCCTTGCCGGGCATACGAGATATAAGGCATTGAAGAAGCTCGGCTATAAAGATGCGGATGTTCTTATCAAAGAGGGGCTGACTGATGAGCAGAAACGGAAATACCGGCTTCTGGACAACAAAACAAATGAGTTTGCCGAATGGGATGATGCGCTTTTATCGGAAGAACTTGCGGAGCTTGATTTCGAGGGCTTTGACTTCGGATTTTTTGAGGAAGAAAAAGAGAGCGAGCCTAACCAGTACAGCATGAAAGTCAATATTCCGCAGTATGAGCCGGACGGGATAAAGCCGAGCCTTGCCGACCTGTACAATACGGATAAGACGGACAGCCTCATCATGGAGATTGAGGCCGCAGACATCCTTCCTGAGCAGAAAGCGTTCCTTATTGCAGCGGCAAACCGGCATAATGTGTTCAATTACAGGAATATTGCGGAATACTATGCGAACTGTGCAAGCCCTGAAATGCAGGAACTGATGGAGCGTTCCGCACTTGTCATCGTCGATATCGATAATGCCATTGCTAATGGGTTTGCCGAGCTGCTTGACGGCTTGGTAGAGTTAAAGGACGGTGAGGGCATTGACGAGGAGTGAATACCGCGAATCTTTTGCTGTCTTTATTCTAAGCCATGGCAGAGCTGACGAGATAAAAACAGTAAAGATGCTGAAAGACAGCGGCTATACCGGAGACTGGTACGTTGTGATCGACAATGAGGACGACCAAGCCGATCAATACTTCTCTAAGTTCAGCGAACATGTCATTCAGTTTGAAAAAAAGGCTGTTGCGGATGAGACGGATACCGGCGACACAGACAACGACCGCCGCGTTGGAGTGTTCGCAAGAAACAAGATACAAGACCTAGCCGAAGAGCGCGGGTACAAATATCATTTACAACTTGACGATGATTTTACGAGAATTGATTTCCGCTATGTAGAGGACGACAGGCTTGTTACAAAGGCTTGCCGAGACCTTGACACGCTTTTCTATTACCTTGTGCGTTACATCGATAAGACGGACATTGCATGGCTGTCCTTTGCACTGTCGAGCGAATACCTCGGCGGGATCCGTGGAAAAAAGTATTTCATGGGGCTTAACCCGAAAACTATGGGATCGTTCTTGATGCGTGCGGATAAAAAGATTAAATTCCGCATGCGCATGAATGATGATATCACCACGACGATAGATGAAGCAAGCCGGGGCCTGCTGATGTATTCTGTTATGTACTTACAGGTACAGACGCCGCCGACACAGCACATGCGTGGTGGAATGACGGACATATATCAGGATAACGGGACGTACCGGAAGAGCTTTTACAGTGTGATGTGCTGCCCATCGTTCGTTAAGATCGCAAAACAGGGCAGAGTAAATTTTCGCATCCATCATAAAATAAGTTGGAACAACTGCCGCCCGAAGCTGGTGAACGAAAAATGGAAAAAAACTACGATTACTTAATAGTTGGAACAGGGCTTGCAGGCTCTGTTTTTGCGTATATGGCGACAAAGGCTGGGAAGTCCTGTATTGCCGTGGATCGGCGCGACCATATCGGCGGAAACTGCTACCAAGAAAATGTTGAGGGGATAGCAGTTCATAAATACGGAGCGCACATTTTCCGAACGAACAACTACGAGGTATGGAAATTCGTCAACCAGTTCGTTCATTTCAATAATTTCATTAACAGCCCCCTTGCCTGCTACGCAGGGCGGTGCTACAACCTCCCGTTTAACATGAACACGTTCCGGCAGTTGTGGGGTGTGAATTTCCCTTTTCAGGCGAAAGCGGAGATCAACCGCCAGAGACTTGTGCTTGACCATGAAGCGAAGAATCTAGAAGAACACGCGCTGTCGCTTGTTGGAGAAGACATCTATAAGATGTTTATCCGAGGGTACACCGAAAAGCAATGGGGCAAGCCGTGTTCCGAACTTCCGCCGGATATAATGCGGCGTATCCCAGTTCGGTATACGGCGGACAATAATTATTACAATGCGAAATATCAGGGCATCCCTATTAAGGGGTATAACAAGCTCATTGAATCGCTGTTAAACGGCACAGACGTAGCCCTAAATACATCCTTTGAAGAAGCAAAGGAGAAGTATAAGGCAAAGAAGATCGTTTATACTGGCGCGCTCGATGAGCTTTACGGATATGAGTATGGCGAACTCCCGTGGCGAAGCCTGCGCTTTGATCAAATGACGGTTGATATAGACAACTATCAAGGTGTGGCTGTAGTAAATTACACCGAGAGCAGAATCCCCCATACTAGGGTTATAGAGCATAAGCACTTCGTTTTTGACACAGAAAGCCCGAAAACCGTATTGACAATCGAATATCCTGACGCATGGGAACGAGGGAAAGAACCTTTTTATTCTGTCAATAACGCAGAGAGCGAAGCCCTGTACCAGAAATACCGGTCGAGAGCGGAAAAGGACGGTCTAATCGTTTGTGGCCGTTTGGGTGATTATAGATATTATGACATGTCCGAAACCATAGAGAGCGTTCTCGCGTTGTCTACGAGGTGCTTATATGGCGAAGACTGCTGAACAGCTTGGAGCGTTTAACAAATATCTGAATAAGCAGCCCAACGGGAAAGGCCGACCGAGCCTTGTTTTGAGTGTCGAGGGTAAGCAACTGGTCGAGATGCTGTCCAAATACATGTGCACAGATGAAGAAATGGCCGGGGAGCTTGGCACAACGGTAGAAACGCTGCATAACAAGAACAACCGCGAAACATTCTTAGACTGCAAAAAAAGAGGACAGGCCAGAGGCAAAGTAAGCTTGCGCCGTAACCAGATGAAGCTATCGGAAACAAATGCGACAATGGCGATATGGCTTGGCAAACAAGTTCTCGGACAGAAAGACTATCCTGATCCGGAGGTTGATAGAGGGGCGGTCATTGAATGGGACATATAAAAATGTCAGAAATGCTTGCCCCTGTATTCTATGACTTTGCGAAAGATGTTATGCGTCACGGGCATACGCATTATGATATTCGCGGCGGTCGAGGGAGCCTGAAATCGTCAACCGTATCCCTGCTTGTGCCACAGTTGTTGATTGCCAATCCAAATACTCATGCGCTGGTGCTTCGTAAGGTCGCAAACACTTTGCGAGACAGTGTGTTTAACCAATATATGTGGGCGATTGCCGAGCTTGGTATGGCCGGGCTATGGTACGCAAAGGTCAGCCCAATGGAAATCATCTACCGACCGACCGGGCAAAAGATCATGTTCCGTGGTGCAGACGACCCGATGAAGATCAAGTCGATTAAGGTACCGTTCGGGTATATTGCCGTTACGCACTTTGAGGAAAAAGATCAGTTTTCCGGCAGGGCGGAGATACGAACAATTTTGCAGTCCACGATGCGCGGTGGGGACAAGTTCTGGAATTTCGAGAGCTACAACCCGCCTATCAGCCGCGATAACTGGGCGAATGTTGACAGCGCCGAAGACAAGCCGAACCGGTTGTGCCACATAAGCACCTATCTTGACGCGCCTAAGAGTTGGCTCGGCGAGGAGTTCATAAACGAAGCCGAATACCTCAAACATACCGATGAAAGAGCGTACCAACACGAATACCTTGGTTTGCCGGTAGGCACGGGCGGCAACGTATTTGACAAGTTGGAGCTTCGAGAAATTACCGACGACGAAGTAAAGCGGTTTGACAGGATTTATCAAGGCATTGACTTTGGTTGGTATCCTGATCCGTTTTGCTTTGTCCGCATCTACTATGACGTTGCCAGAGAAACGCTATATCTGATTGATGAGCATTACGTCAATAAGACGAGCAACGAAGATAATGCCGCATGGATACGCGAACACCATTATAATGATTTCCCGATTACGTGCGACAGCGCGGAGCCGAAAAGTATCGTGGACTTTCGCGCGAGTGGAGTAGATGCGAGATCGGCAATAAAGGGGCCGGGAAGCGTTGAATACGGTATGAAATGGCTGCAACGCCGAAAGATCGTTATTGATAAACGCAGGACGCCGAATGCATACAAAGAGATCGTCGGCTATGAGTATGAGCGAAACAAAGACGGCGAGATCATCAGCGGATACCCAGATAAAAACAACCACGCAATAGACGCTATCCGGTATGGGATGGAACCGGCATATAGACTGTACGGAGTGAGAGCATGAACATATACGAAGTTTTGCGGAAAAAGGGATATACCACTATCCCGGAAAGTTTTTATACTTATATCGCTAATTGGCAGAGTTGGTATGATGGCTGTGTAAAGTCGTTTCATAATTATAAAGTATGGAATGGCATGAAATTTATAAAATGCAGCCGGTATTCGCTCGGCATGGCGAAAAAGGTATGCGAGGATTGGGCGAACTTGCTATTGAACGAGAAATGCAAAATAACCCTTGAAGGCAAGAAAGAACAGGATTTTATTGATTCTGTTTTTATTCGCAACAACTTTTCCGTAAAGGCTAATGAAATGCAGGAGATCAAGGCGGCGCGCGGAACGGTTGCGTATGTTCCAACTGTCGTTAATGCCTCTGTGGACGTAAACACGGGCGAGGTAAACGCGAGCGGCGGAGAGATACGAATTGATTATGTGCCCGCTGATCTCATCCTACCGCTGACTTGGGAAAACGGCATAGTCAGCGACTGCGCGTTTGGCTCTCACAAGTCCGTTGAGAAAGACACATACCTTTATATCTGCATCCATAAGCGAACTGGAGAGGGAAAATACGATATCGAAAACCTTCTTTTCCGCGACACAAAGGGCAGTCTATTAGAGGTAAACCTTGCGGATGTTCCGGGTTTTGAAAACATCGCTCCCATTGTCCATACTGATTTTACACAGCGGATGTTCGTTATTGACCGGCTGAACATTGTTAACAACGTTGATGCAACGCTACCGATGGGAATTTCGGTGTTTGCGAATGCCATAGATCAGATAAAGGGCGTAGACATAGCTTACGACAGCTACGTCAACGAATTTCTGCTTGGCAAAAAGCGCATTATGGTGCAGCCGCAGGCGACAAAGACAATAGAGGGCGAACCTCTGTTTGATCCGAATGACGCCGTTTTCCATGTTTTACCGGCGGACGGGCTCGGGAAGGAAGTTGTTAAAGAAATCGACATGAAGCTCCGCGCGGCAGAGCATAATGCCGGTATTCAGGATATGTTGAATCTTCTTTCGAGCAAGTGCGGATTTGGCGAGAACCATTACAAATACGACAATGGCAACGTCTCCACAGCGACGCAGATTATAAGCGAAAACTCCGAGATGTTCCGCACGATCAAGAAGCACGAGATCATCCTTGAAGGCGTTCTCATTGAGCTGTGCCGCGTTCTTCTCCGAATGGGCAACGCTTATATGAACGCTGGGCTGAATGAGGACGTTGAGATCACGGTTGATTTCGACGATTCCATCATTGAGGACAAAGAGACTGACTTTAACCGCGATTCCCGTATGGTGCAGATGGGAATCATGAATAACTGGGAGTTCCGCGCTAAGTGGATGAACGAGGACGAGGCGACGGCAAAAGCCGCCCTGCCGAAGATGGAGAGCCTTGTATCGGGCGAAAATGAATGAAATACCCGATCACGCCGGAGTTCATGTACTCCCTGCCCCTGCCGCTTATGCGGCTATATCAGCGTTTAGAAGAACAAATCCTTGAGGATATATGCTCCCGCGTTGCCATGACCGGGGAAATGACGGAGACGGCGATAGAGCATATACGGTCTTTGCAGCGGCGTGGATACGACTACAAGAAAATCAACGAGTATATCCGAAAGACCCTAAAGCTCACACAGAGCGAGTTTGACACCGTATGGAACAAGGCCGTCCAACGAAACCAGCAGTATTTTGATACGCTGATCGACGACAACCTCATTCTCGGCGAAAACAACTTCAATGCTGACCTGTTCGTTCAGGAAATCAACGCCATTGAGATGCAGACGCTTGGAGAGCTGACGAACATTACCCGAAGCATGGGCTTTGCGTACCGAGCGCCGGACGGAACGGTAAAGGTCGATGATATAGGCAGGATGTACCGGCGCGTCCTTGATGATGCTTTGATGCGCGTGGAGAGCGGGCAGAGCTATAACGTGGCGATCCGTGACGCAACGAAGATGCTGACGGACAGCGGCTTGCAGTACGTTGACTATGAATCCGGCTGGCATAACCGTATTGACGTTGCCGCCCGCAGAGCCGTTATGACAGGCGTTACCCAGCTTTCCCGACAGTACACCGAGCAGACGGCGACGTTGCTTGACACGCCATACAGAGAGGTTACGGCGCACCGTGGGGCGCGAGACGGAGAGGGTAAAACGCCATGGGCGAGCCATAAGAAATGGCAGGGGCGCGTTTATTCCGTCCGTACCGGCGATATTTACCCGTCTATATATGAGGTCTGCGGTCTTGACGAGGTGGACGGCTTGTGCGGCGCTAACTGCCGCCATATGTACCACATCTGGATCGAGGGCGTTTCCGAGCGGACATACACCGATGAGGAATTGGAGAACATCGACCCGCCGCCTTTTGAGTTTGAGGGCAAGCAGTACACCTTTTACGAGGCGACACAAAAGCAAAGGCAGGTCGAGGCGTCGCTCCGTAAAGTTAAACGCGAGCTGATAGCCGCCAAAGTGCGTGGAGATGACGAGGAGTATACCACCAAGGCAGTGCGGTATCGTCGTCTCAACGAGGAATATGAGGCGTTCAGCAAGGCGGCAGGACTACGTCCACAATACGAGCGAGGGAACATCGCGGAGTTCGGGCAGAAGGAAGCACGAGAGGCGAAGAAAGCAGCCAATAAATAAACCAACGATAAAAGCATAACAGAGAGCGCCGCCTGACCTTGTGGCGGGTACAGAAATAACGGTCTTGCTTCGGCAGGGGTTTCCTTCCTTTCCCCCTGTCTTGCCCCTGCGGAGGGGGATACAAAAACCGCGTCGCTACTGCTCAACAGCGGCCATGCATTTATAAACATTCAAGGAGTTTGTCCCATTCGGGACGGGCTCCTTTTTTTGTTTGCCGACGGGCATAAACGGAATACGCCGACGGGCGGAAAACGGAGGAATCATCATGGCAGAACCGAATACCAATCCCAACACCGCCGAGGGCGGGAACGAGGCTACTTTTACACAAGCCGAGGTAGACAATATCGTTGCAAAGCGTCTTGCGCGGGCAACCAAAGGAATGCCTAGCGAGGAAGAAATGAACGCTTATAAGGCTTGGAAAGCCAATCAGCAGAGCGAAGCGGACAAGCTCAAGGGCATTGAGAAAGAGCGCGACACCGAAAAGGCGGCGCGGCTTGCCGCCGAAGCGAAGGTAACGCAGTTTGAGCGGGAAAAGTATCTGACCGCAAAGGGCGTTTCAGCTGATGAGCTGGAATTTTACTGTTTTAAGATCGGGCAGGAAGTAACGGACACGGTGAGCTTTGAAAAGGCAGCTGACGAGTTTCTGAAAGATCGCAAACCCGCCTCCGTGCGTGTGGATATGTCCGCGCACGTAGGGAACAGCGGCAATAGTGCTAATGGCACGAACGACGCTATGAACGCCCTTATTCGGGGCAAATTTAAATGAGAATTGTGAGGTAAACACGACTAATATGGCTACTAACATTGTAAACAGAACCGACCTTTCCGGGCTTATCCCGGAACCTGTCACCCGTGAGATCATCCAGGGTGTGACCGAGGGCAGCGCCGTCCTCCAGATGGGCCGACGCCTCCCCAACATGACCAGCAAGACCCAGACGATGAACGTTCTGGACATGCTTCCCACTGCCTACTTCGTGAACGGCGACACCGGCATGAAGCAGACCACTAAGATGAAGTGGGACAAGAAGAAAATCTATGCCGAAGAGATCGCCGTTATCGTCCCCATTCCCGAGGCGGTGCTTGACGATGCCGATTATGACATCTGGGGCGAAGTCCGCCCGCGTCTCGTTGAGGCGTTCGGTAAGGTCATTGACGGTGCTATCCTGTTTGGCACGAACAAGCCCACCTCTTGGCGTGATAGCGTCCTTGAGACTTGCACGAAGGCCGGTTCCGTCGTGGCGGCGACGCCGTACATCTATGACGACCTTCTCGCCGAGGGCGGCGTGATCGCCAAGGTCGAAGAGAGCGGCTATCTCGTTAACGGCATTATGTCCGCTATCCAGATGCGCGCGAAGCTGCGCGGACTGAAAGACCTGAACGGCAACCCAATCTTCAAGACGGATATGCAGGGCGCGACGCCTTATGCGCTGGACGGCTCTCCTATGTACTTCCCGCGCAACGGTGCTTTTGACACTGCCAAGGCGCTTATGTTTGCCGGTGACTGGTCGGAGCTGGTGTACTCCATTCGCCAGGACATCACGTTCAAGATTTTCGATCAGGGCGTTGTGCAGGATCCTTCCGACAACTCCATCGTTTACAACCTCATGCAGAATGACATGGTAGCTCTGCGTGCGGTTATGCGTCTCGGCTGGGAAATCCCGAACCCGAAGACGGCGTACAATGACACCCTGTCGAAATACTGCCCGTTCGCGGTGTACGCTCCTGCCGGTACGGTCAACACCGTTACCGTTACCCCGGCCACCGCTACCGTTGCTAAGGGCGCGAGCAAGGCGTTTGCTGCCGCTGTGACCGGCGAGGGCGCGGTGTCTAACGGCGTGCTGTGGAGCGTTTCAGGCACAGCTGCTGTTAAGGCTGGAACGAAGATCGACGAGAACGGCACGCTGACTATCGCCTCCAACGAGACGAATACTGCGCTGACCGTTACCGCGACTTCCAAGCAGGACGGCGCGAAGTCCGGCACGGCTGCCGTTACCGTGGGCTGATAAACCGGAGGGGCGCAGATGTACGCAACATACACTTTCTACACCGATACTTATCTCGGCAGCGCCCTGACGGAACAGGAGTTTGCCCGTGCATCCAAGCGGGCAAGCTCCTTCATTGACTATTACACGATAGGAAAGGCTAAGGATTATCCGGACGATGACAACGCGCTTGCAATGTGCTGTTGTGCGCTGGCGGAACAGTATCAAATTATTGAGAACGCCAAAGCGCAGAGCATGAGCGGAGGCGAGGTCAAGAGCCAGACCGTAGGCGCGTGGAGCAAAACATACGCAAGTGGCGCAGAGACGGCGGAAGCCGCCCGTAAAACGCTGGAAGATATCGCTATGGACTATCTGGCATGGACGGGGCTTTTGTACAGAGGAGGTCAGCGCTGTGTTCCCACATGTTGTGACTGTCTTTAACTCCTACGAGGACGACGACCTAAAGATGCACAACAGCATTACCATCCTGCGTGGTGTGCTGCTGGACGTGTCCAAGGGAACGAATGTTGCGAAGACGGGGCTTGCCGACGCTGACGCCGCTACGCTTTACATCCCCTTTTCCGTTGATGCAGTCAGCACGACCGGCGACAAGAAAACGTATGTCGAGCCGAAAGCGTTCTATACAGCGAAAGATCAACATGGGTTGTGGACGCTGGACAGCGGCGGACAGAGCAATTCCACGTCCACCTACTTTGTCAAAGGCGAGGTCTCCGAAATGATGAGCCTTGCGCAGCTGCAAGAGAAATACGACTACGCCTTTGACGTGAGTACGGTTGATGTCCGGGATTTCGGCGGCGACATGATGCATTGGCAGGTCGGTGGAAAATGAGGATCACGCTAAAGATCAAAACGGTGAGCGGGGAAAACTTCAAATCTGCCTGTAAAGCGGCGGAGATCGTTGTTGCAACGCAAGCGCTGAAAGACACGATTCCCTTCGTCCCTGCGCTGACTGGCGTTTTCTCCAACATGGCTCGGACGGATGGCAACGAGATCGTCTATACCGGCGACCAAGCCCGCTATCTGTACGAGGGCAAGGTCATGGTTGACGCCGCCACCGGGAAAGGCCCAATGAACATACCGGATGTAGGGTTGCGCTGGCACAAAGGCGCAACGCTCACCCCGACGGCGAAAGACCTTGTTTTTACGACCGACATGCACCCGCAAGCACAATCCCATTGGATGGACGCATCCTACAAGAAAAACGGCGACAAGTGGGCGCGTGTCGCAGAAAAGGCGGTGATTTCGTCCCTTGGATGAACAGAAACCTAAAACCTTAGTGTCTGCGGAAGAAAATGCAGACGTGAGCCGCGCCGTTCGGCAATGGTTGAATACGTACCCGGACAAACCGCTTTCCAAGCTCGACTTTGAATGGTTGGGCGAGAAAAGCGGTTTATGCATTTCCACCATTCAGGCGGCGTACAAAACCAAGCAGTTTATCGACGGATCGTATCAGGCGCAGTACCAGATGAAAATCATTTATCGCGTTCCGGCTAAGAACGCTGACGAAAGAATGAACGCGGATGAAGTGCTGGATGCATACGGCGCGTGGGCGGAGGCGAACGTGGATAGCCTGACGATTGCGGACGGTATCCGCGCGCGCAAAGTCAAACGAGACACGGCAGCGGCTCTTTTTGCCCGATACGAAGGAGACGTAGAGGATCACCAGATCCTCTTAACTTTAATTTACGAGGTGATTTAACGAATGGCTGAATACACGTTTACCACTACTGCGGGGCAGACTGTGGCGCGTGAGCTGCTTCTCGCTTATCTGAACACCGGAACGGGTTCCGCTCCTGTTTGGTCGGTGATCGGCAAGCGCGTGGAGGACAGCTCCGAGGAATACGACTGGGCGACCGAAAGCAAGAAAGACATTCTCGGCGACACCTACGGCACGATGAAGAAGCCTGTCATTACGCAGTCTTTCGAGCCGTGTGAGCTGGACAGCGGCGATGCGGCGCAGCAGAAGATTTGGAAGCTTGCCGTTGTCGATCAGGACGCGATGGCGCTTGCGGCTATGGATATGCTCATCGTCCACACTTACGCTGGCTTTGCCGAGCGCTACGAGGCGTGCATGGTCGAGGTTACTGGTCTCGGCGGCGAGGGCGGCGGCAGCGTTGGTATGCCCATCAACGTAACTTACGGCGGCACGCGCACGAAGGGCACGGCCACGAAGGGCGTTGGCGGCGCTATCGAGTTTACGCCTGAGACCTAATTTCGGGAGGTTAAGCAATGCTTGAACTTAGACATGATACAGGGGTACAGGAAGTATCCATCAACGGAAAGGTGACGGTGTTGCTCAACCTCACCGACATTGACTTTATCGAGCGCGTTTTTAATGCGTTCGACGCGATGGACAAGCAGCAGGACAAATATCAGGCTATGCTCGCCGGGGAGAACGACGCGAAGAAAATCTTTGCTGCCGCCCGTGCGATGGACGGGGAGATGCGAGAGCTTATCAACGGTCTTTTCGGCTTTGACGTTTGCACTCCCCTGTATGGCACGATGAACACCTACGCGATGGCGGACGGTCTGCCCGTGTGGTGCAACCTTATGCTCTGCCTCATCGACAACATGAACGATACCTTTACGGCTGAAAAGAAAAAGACGAATCCGAAGCTGCAAAAGTATCTCGCAAAATTCAAGAAATGATCTACTCCCTGCCGGTGTCGCTTGCTGTCGGCGGTGCAGACCATGCGATACGCTCGGACTACAGGGTTATTCTCGATCTCATAGAGGTCTTGAATGACCCTGATTTTTCCGATACAGACAAGGCGGAGGCGACAATACAGACGATTTTCCCCGATTGGGAAACACTGACGGACTATTCGGAGGCATTGGAGAAGTGCTTCTGGTTTATCGACCTCGGACAGCCGCACTGGAAGAAATCAGCCCGTCTTGTGGACTGGGAAAAGGACTTCCCGTATATCGTCGCGCCGGTCAACCGTGTGCTCGGTTACGAATGCCGCTCTGTCGAATATCTACACTGGTGGACATTCATGGGCGCGTACATGGAGATCGGCGGGGACTGCGCGTTCTCGCAGATCGTGTCGCTGCGCTCGAAACTTGCCAAGGGTAAGAAGCTCGAAAAATACGAGCGCGAATGGCTGCGGCAGAATCGGGATTTGGTAACGCTCCCGACGAAGTACACGGCGGAGGACGAAGAAATGTTGAAGAAATGGACGTGATGCGATGGCGACAGAACTTAGATTCCCGGTAGAAATCGACGCCGGGCAAGCCGCCAAAGAATTGGATAAACTCCAACGCGACATGGACAGGCTCAAAAAGAACATGGAGAGCGGCGAGGCGAAACGCGCACCCATCGTTGAACAGCTCAAACAAGCGCAGGACGAGGCGGCGCAGGCTTATGATAAGGTCGAAAAGCTAAAATCCTCCCTTGCCGAGAGTGAGGCCAAAACCGCAATTAACGCCAACGCTGATCCGCAGACATGGATCGAAGAGACCCAGCGGCAGGCGGAAATCAAAGCGCAGCTTGCCGAGCAGGAAAAGATTCTCGCGGAGAAAGAGAAAGCCGCACAGCGGCTTGAAGCGCAGGACGCAAAAATCGTTGACAAACTGAAGCAGCAGACAGCGGAGCTGGAAGAACAGAAAAAAAGAGCCGGGGAGCTGACGCAGACAATCACCGATGCGTCCAAAGGCGCTGACATCAAAGCAGCGATGGAGGGTGCGCAGCAGTCCATCAAAAGCGGCATAAAGAATCTGCTCAAATACGGCATCGGTATCCGCTCGCTGTTCGTTCTTTTCCGAAAGCTAAAGCAGTACACCATTGAGGCAGTAAAGGCTTATGCCGAGAACGACCCGGAGACGCAGAAAAGTATTAACGAGCTGAAAGCGTCTTTACAGGGGCTAAAAGCATCATGGGGTGCGGCGTTCGCTCCAATCCTTACTGCGGTTATCCCGGTATTGCAGACGCTCATTGGCTGGATCACAAAGGCTGTGGACGCTATCGCGGCGTTCTTTGCGGCTCTTAGTGGGAAAAGCACATTCAAGCGTGCCATAACAAATACGGGAAAGTTGAGCGACAACTTATCCTCCGGCGCTGGCGCTGCAAAGGAAATGAAAAAGCAGCTCATGGGCATTGATACGCTGACCATTGCGCAGGATTCGTCCTCCGGTGGCGGCGGTGGCGGTTCCGGCAGCGGGTTCGAGTACGAAGATGTAAAGATCAGCGACAAGATCAAGAACAACCTCGGTCTCATTAAGAACCTGTTGGAGGGGATAGCGGCGCTTGCTATCGGGCTTGCGTTTGGAAAAACTGCCGCGAGTATTGCGCTGATTGTTTTCGGCACTCTGGATTTGATTGATGCTTTTAAAGATTTCATCAACACCGGAAGCCTTACGAAAGACATGTGCGCGGAGATGTCAACCGGCTTTCTTAAAATCGGTATCGGTCTTGCCCTTCTCACCGGTTCGTGGATACCGCTTGCAATCGGAGCGTTCCTTGCTCTCGGCTCATTCCTGTCCGGGTGGTGGGACGACATCACAGCGTTTTTCGACAAGATCAGCGGCATAGTCAATGGGTGGTTCGACAATGCGTTGAAAACGCTTTCCGAAAAGGGCAACGTCCTTTCGCAAATATTCATTCTGCTTTACGGCGTCGTTCAGTATTCTTTTAACAATATCGTCGGAGCTATTCGCACGGCATTGTCAATCATAAAGGCTATCTTTGAAACGTTGGCCGCTGTTGTGTACGGGTTCGCCACAGGCGATTGGTCGGCGGCGCTTGACAAGATCAAGAGCGCGTGGATCGACGTCTGGGTTGAAATCAAACGCTGGGGCGCGTCACTTATCAACAGTATCCTTGGCACTGTAGAGGCGTTTGTTAACGGCGTTATTACGATGTTCAATAACCTCGTCGGAGCGTTCAGCAGCGTTTTGCAATTCTTCGGCGGCGGCGGTATAAACTGGCGTGCAAGCTCTGTATCTATTCCGCGTCTCGCCAAGGGCGGCATCGTCAAAAAGGGTACTCCGTTTATTGCCGGTGAAGATGGCTCGGAGGCCGTCATTCCGCTTGAGAGAAACACACAGTGGGTGTCGATGGTTGCGGACGGCATCGTTGACCGGATGACTGATAAGTTCGCCGGTTTGAGCATGAGAATGCCCGCCGTTGCTATGGGCGGTGTAGTGCCGCCTAATGCGTTTTCCTCCGGGTATGGTTATGGTATATCTCCCGAACTGGAAAGCAAGCTGGACGCGCTTCTCGAACGTTTAACAGGAAGCCGCGAGCCGATAAACATCCACACGACGGTTGAGCTTGACAGGCGAAAGGTCGGCGATGCGGTTTACACCTATACCGAAGAACGGAACAGGGGGCGCGGAAAATGAAGCTGATAGTTAACGGCGTGGATATGCTCCCATATCTGGACGGCGGCGGATATACCGTGACCAGAGAGGACGGCGACAGCTCGGACGCGGGGCGCACGATGGATTACACGATGCACCGGGCACGGATCGCAACGAAATTCCGCATTGATGCAACGTTTAAACCCCTGTACACCAAAGACGCCGAGATCGTTCTCCCGGTGCTTATGCCGGAGTATGTCGAAGTCACCTACACAAATCCGTGGTTAAAGGGTACTCAAGTCACGACGATGTACAACAGCACCGGCAAGGCTACGGTCGATACATCTTTCGGTGATGGGAAAGAACGCTGGAACATTGATGCGCTCGCCCTTGTGGAGAGATGAGCCATGCAGAACACAAGCGCAACATACAAGGAAATCGTCGCCGGTACACATTGGTTTGAAACCAAGCTCGTCATCGGCGACGAGTTTTATTTAATCGACGAGCACGCAGACTATATCACGTTTGGCGGAACGCGGATTTACTACGATTCCGATTCCGGCGGTTACGGCGGAAACATGCTCAAAGAGATCAAGACCACGCAGCACCTTTTCACGGACGATAAGCCGATGGTCGGGTGCTGTGTAGCCGCGGAAATTGATGTAACAATGGTAAAGCCGACGGCGACGATCAAGAGAATGTCCTCCATCAAGCCGTTTATCCGTGCCGTGAACGACACGAAGGAAAGCGAATGGCTACCAAAGGGCGTGTTTTATATCGATACGCGCTCCGACGGGGAGAGCACGGACGAGATCGTATTCCACGGATACGACGCGATGTTAAAGGCCGAGAACGATTTTCCTGTGAATGGGGACATCGGCAAATGGCCAAAAACGGATATTGATGTTGTAAGCCTTATTGCCGGACATATGGGCGTGGAGGTCGATCCACGCACGTTTGAAATTATGCAGCGTGGGTATCCGGTGCAGTATCCCGGCGGCTACGCTATGAGGGAAATCCTCGGATACATCGCGGCAATGTACGCGGGAAATTTCATCATGTCGGACGATGGAAAGCTCCGTCTTGTCCGGCTGAATGAGATCGGCATCGAGACACACTATCTCGTGGATACCGCCGGGTATGTCGTCACGTTCGGAGGTGACAGGATTCTTGTCTGAATCGGTTTTTATCGGAAGAAGCGCAAAGGGATACACTTCAACGCCGGAGCTGCCGAAATACACCAAAGTCCGTATTAACGTTGACGACGATTCCTACTATGAGGCCGGTAGCGGGGATAATGTCTTAGAGCTTGATTGCCCGTGGGGTTCTCAACAGATGGCGAATGACATCTTGGCGGGCATCAAGGATTTTGTTTACCGCCCGTATGATACGGACTGGGCAAAGCTCGATCCGGCGGCAGAGCTGGGTGACGGCGTTACCATCAACGGCCTGTATTCCGGTATATACGTCACCGAAACCAATTTCTCAACGCTGATGGCAGCGCGTATCGCCGCACCGCAGGAGAACGCGGTTGACCATGAGTACCCCTATAAATCTCCTACCGACCGTAAGACCACCCGGCAGTTTGCCGAGACGCGGGCAAGTCTTAGAGTTAATGCCGCGAGCATTCAGGCGGAGGTCACGGCCAGAAAAACGAGCGAAACGGAAATGCGGGCGGCATTGGAGCTGCACGCGCAGGAGATCGCCGCGAGAGTGACGCAGACCGGCGGCAATTCCTCTTCCTTTGGTTGGTCGCTGACGGCAGATGGGTTTGTGCTGGAAAGCTCCGGGCAGGAAGTGTTCAAGGCCACGAAAGACGGCGTGGACATCACCGGCAAGATCACGGCCACGTCTGGATTCATTGGAAGCAAGAATAAGGGATTCACGATCACGGAGAACGCCATTTATAACGCTCTGTCCTCGCTGTACGGTACGGTGAACGGCGTTTACATCGGAACTGACGGTATCGCTCTCGGCGGCGGGAAGTTCCGCGTAAACAGCAACGGGCAGCTATACGCAACAGACGGCACGTTTACAGGGAATGTCTATGCCAACAAGATACAGACCGGCGGCGACGCCGGAACAATTCAAGGCAGTCAGATAGGGTCTGGAACAATCACGACAGCGAACACCAATGGATACTTAAACGGCGGCATTGCAAACGGGTATTTTGCCGGGGATGTTTTTTCCGGCGCTGCAACAGCGGCGGCGATGAACGCCTCTGCTGGATCTTTTTCTACCAACGAGGCATTTCGGCTGTATGGGCAAACTGTAAATCTATCAACTTACACTTTTAGAGACGGCGTAGGAAATACTGTTCAAATAAAATGCCTTGGTTATTAGTGGGGGAATATATGGACAAAATAATTTTTCTTGACGGAAGCGAATACCCGTGTGCATTCTGCGGCCTTGCTACGGTTGGGCTGCTGTATGTCACCCTGACCGGCCTTTCCTTCGTGGAGGCTGCGGCGATCTTCGGCGACGAGAAGAAAACAGCGAAAATCCGCTATGTAGCCGCCAATGGGGAAGAGACGATATTCGAGCACTATACCAAGTTTGAATATCTCGTCAACGAAACCGGCGGACAACGGGCGGCGCTGCGGCAGAAGTACGCAAGCGAGGTTTAAGCATGGAAGAACTTAATAAAATCAAGGAGCTTCTCGGCACTCTCCGCGTCGATGGATGGGAGAATTTCGAGAAGCTTGTTTACATCAAGCTGCTTATTGAAAAATTGATGGCGGCGGAAACGAAGGAGGGCTAATCCTTGGCGGACAAATGGTTGCCGATTAAGGGGTATGAAGGCCTTTATGAGGTAAGCAACACCGGGAAAGTAAGAAGTCTTGACCGAATGGTGAGGAATAGTAGCGGAAATGGCACAAAGTTGTCTCCCGGGAAAATTCTTAAACAGTCTGATGTCGGGAATGGCTATCTAAGGGTCGATCTGTGCAAAAACGGTGAAATAAAGCATTTTGCCGTTCACCGACTTGTTGCGTCTTCGTTTGTAAAAAACCCGGAGAATTTACCGATGGTTAATCACAAAGATGAAAATAAGGAAAATAATTCTGCGGAAAATCTTGAATGGTGTACAGCAAAATACAACTCAAATTATGGAACGCGCAGCAAAAGAATTTCTGAGAAACTTTCCGTATCTAAATGCAAACCAGTCGCGCAGTATTTAGATGGTGTTTTAATCGCTGTATTCCCATCGATGATTGCGGCAGGGCACATAACAGACCCAGGGCATATCGGCGCTTGCTGCAACGGAAAGCGAAAGCAAGCGGGCGGGTTTAAATGGGCATATGCAGAGGAGGAGATTTAATTGGCTGACAAGACTATATCCGAGCTTCCGAGAGCGTCAACCGTAACAACGACAGACCTGTTCGTTATGGAACAGGCGGGGCAGGCAAAGTCCCTGACCGGACAGGTGCTTATCAACGACCTTGCAACGGCTCTTGACGGGCACGGCGGCATTAAGAGCATTACCCTAAACGATGACTACACCCTGACGTTCGTCATGGCTGACGACACGGAGGTACAGACGACCTCGGTACGCGGCGCGACCGGCGCAAAGGGCGACAAGGGAACGGATGGCCGGGCAATCACAAGCGTAGCGAAAATCAGCACGTCCGGCCTTGTGGACACTTACAAAATCTCGTTCTCGGACAACACAAGCACCAACTTTACCGTGACCAACGGTTCATCCATCAAGAGCATTGCAAAGACGGGAACGAGCGGATTGACGGACACCTACACCGTGACGCTCACGGACGGAACGACCTCCACGTTCACCGTAAAGAACGGAAACGGTATAGCGTCCATCACACTGCAAAGCGGCACACACGCCGCCGGTACGACGGATACATACAAAATCACGTTCGACAATGGGGAGTTTACCACATTCTCCGTTTATAACGGAATGAACGGCTCCGGCTCTGTCGTGTCAGTAAACACGAAATCGCCGGACGCATCCGGCAACGTGACATTAACCGGTGACGATATCCCCGTTAGTGCGGATGATGACACGACGATTCCGGACGCGATTGAAGCGAAACAGGCGGCGACGAAAGACCTTACCGCCGAAGCGACGCTTGCGGACGGGGACTACTTCCCATTCTTTGACGCTTCCGTATCGCTGAACCGGAAAACCACATGGTCGAATATCGTGTCGAAAATCCGTTCGGCGCTGTTTGGCTCGGCGAATGGTTTCCTGAAAGCAAATGGAAGCGGCGCTATTTCTGCCGTCTCGACTGTCCCCGTTGCCTCCGGCGGCACTGGCGCTTCGGATGCAGCAGCCGCGCGGGCTAATCTTGGCGCTCTCTCTTCCTCTGCGGGAGCTGTAGGCGAAACCAATCTCGCGAACGATATTCCGTATACGAAGTTCGGGCTTTCCGCCGATCAGGTGCGGCACGTTTACGCCGGAACGACGGAGCCGGACGCATCGCTCGGCAGCGACGGGGATATTTATCTCAAGTATGCAGAATGAGGTGGTGTAGATGGGCTGGAGCTTAACCGCCCCGACACTTCCCGGCGGAAGCGAGTGGGTGCAGAAGGATACAATATACATTCCCAACAACAATGTGGACGTTACGGGTACGGTCTTTTGCGCTCGTTTGGCCGATCAGGGCTTCGCCCTGAAAATCGTTGAGACGCGCACATTTCATCTGACAAATCCCAACTTCACGGATTTTTACAAAACATATCACCGCTGCGATGTTGCCGGTGTTACGGGCGAAGCCTACACAGAATCGCGCTTCGGAAGCAGCGGGAGCACAAAGACGTATTATTTCACCGGTATTGCGGCAGCCGGAGCGTCCATCAAAGTCGTTGTTGGCGTAAAAGCGGACAGCGTCACAAAGGAAATTTCTTTTACGGCCCCGGAGCTGCTCGGCTCGACGCTTTATTTCAAGGTCGGCGGGACGTGGAAGCAGGCAGCGCTGTACCGCAAGGGCGGTACTTGGAAAAATGCGCTGGCAAAATTCAAAGCAGGAGGGACATGGAAATGAACGGCATTGACGTTTCCGAGCATCAGGGTGATTTCGATTTTACGCCGTACAAGGATGGCTTCGTCATCATCCGCGGCGGCTACGGCATCCGAAATACCGACAAATGGGCGGAGCGCAACATCGCCAAATGCGACGCGCTGGGTATCCCGTGGGGCATCTACTGGTACAGCTATGCGCTGAATGTGCAGACAGCCAAATTGGAGGCGGAGCGGTGTCTGCGCTTTCTCAATGGTCGGAAGCCACGTCTCGGCGTGTGGTTTGATATGGAGGACGCGGACGAGTACAAGCAGACGAACGGCTTCCCGTCTAACGAGACGATCACCGCCATGTGCAAGACGTTCTGCGCGGCTATGAAGGAGGCCGGGAACAGAACCGGCGTATACGCAAATCTCGACTGGTTTGAAAATCGAATCGGGGACACGGGGTATGACAAATGGATCGCGGCGTGGGGCTGGAACGACGGGGAGCATTATCCCGATCTTTCTGGGAAATGCGTCTTTCACCAGTACCGCGGGGAGCCGCTTGACCTTGACATCATGCATGTCCCGCTTTCGTACTTCGGGGAGCGGGAGGAGCAGAGCCCCTCCCCTACGGATCCCGATGGGAAAGACGGGATGACCGTGAGCATTCCGGCAATGGCGCAGGAGGTGCTTGACGGGAAGTGGGGCAACGGTGAGGAGCGAAAGCAGAAGCTCGGCGCGTGGTTTTACGATCTCGTGCAGGGCGAAGTGAACCGTATCCTCGGAGTAAAGTAGGAGAAGAAAATGGAAATCATAAAGACAATCATCACCGCGTGCGGCGGGGCTGCCGTTGCGGGCATCTTCTCGCTGATCCTCGCCAACCGTAAGAACAAAAGCGAGATCGTGAAGCGTTTGGACGCCTTAGACGGTAAGCTCGTAAAGCACATCGAGGACGACGCTGCGTGCCGCGCGGACGAGGCGCGAAGCCGCATCCTCCGCTTCGGCGATGAGGTGCGGCAGGGCGTATTACACACCGCCGAGCATTGGGCGGACGTTCTTCGGGACGTTGACCGATACGAGGACTATTGCTCCGGCCACCCGCTATACGAAAACAACCGCGCCGCAAACACCATCCAGCATCTTAACAGCGTCTACGCCGGGCATCTCAAGAAAAACGATTTTTTGAAGTAAGGAGAATTTGCAATGAACGAAATCATCACTACCTACGGCATGGAAATCATCAAGTACATTATCCTCGCCATCTGCGGCATTGCCGCGTCTTACGCCGCGAAACTGTACGAAAAGTACGTCAATACCGATACCAAGCGCAAGGTAGCGGCAACTACCGTTGCGTACATTGAACAGGTGTATAAGGACATCCACGGCGACGAGAAGTTGTCCCGCGCCATGGCTGTCGCTGCCTCCATGCTCGAACAGAAGGGCATCAAAACCACGGAGGACGAGCTTAAGGTGTTGCTTGAGGCCGCCGTTAAGGAAATGAACGATAAGTTCAAAGCCGCCTGACGGCAACAAAAACTTTGTAAACCGACACTACGGAAACATGAAAGAATCCGTAAAAACATTCTGCCGCATCAATGGCGTCGAGGCGTCTGAAAGCCTCGCAGAGACACTTTTTAACGCATACATGGAGAGTGTAGCCAATGACGACAGAGAGCCTCCTACGGAGTTTAACAACGCCGGGGACAAAGAATAAGCTGCAATTCCCGCGCGAGCTGCGCGAACAGTTTGAGCGGGACTGCGGCTTTACCGATGAGGAATTAAAAATCTTCCGCCTGCGGGCAAAGGGCATGAGCGTTTTGCAGATTTCTTTCGCCATGCAGACGGAAACGGAACTGTACGGCACAGAGAAAGTGGAGCGCCGTATACGGGCGATCAAGGACAAGATCGCCGCTGCAATCGAATGACGGGTTTCTGATGGATTATTGAGGGCTAACCGATGGGTTAGCCCTCTTTTTTTGTGCGACAATTGGGGCAGAAAGGACGTGAAGCAATGGAAAACTACTACCAGCAGCCACAGCAGTTTTACGGCGGATATCAGAGGCCGCAGCCCATCCAGCAGATTGCGCCAGGATACGTCTGTAAGCCGGTCACGAGCCGCGAAGAGGCTATTGCCACAAGCACGGACTACTTTTCGCTCGGTGTCGTGATGCCTGACATCGGGCACAGCATGATCTACCTGAAACGCTTTAATCAGCAGACGGGGGCTTCTGACTTTTTTGATTTCAAACTATTCACGCCGGAACAAACTCCGGCTGTAGAGTACGCGACGAAAGCCGACCTTGACGCGCTGCGGGCGGAGCTGACAACGAAAAAGCGCCGGAGGGTAGAAGACGATGATGAATAATCCGATTTTCAATTTGATAAGCCTCGCCCGTACCGGCGGAAACCCGATGACGCTAATACAGCAGATGGCTGGACGTGATCCGCGAGCGCAACAGGCGTTAAAGATGGTTCAGGGCAAGACGCCCGACCAGCTCAGGCAGATGGCGGAGAACATGGCGAAAGAACGCAGCACGACCGTGGAAGAAATCGCCAAAGGTCTTGGGCTTAAATAAACATTCTCCTATCAGTTCCGGCATCTTGATTAAAAGCCGCTTCTCGAATGCAGCCGGGAGGCGCGCGCCCGGATGTAAATAAACTGATAGGAGCTTTTTTCTATGGCAGACGATTTCATGAACGGCTTCCTTGCCGGACAGGGCGACAATAACCGAGGCGGTCTTTTCGGCGGCGACGGTTGGTGGGCTATCATCATCTTTGCGCTGATTTTCGGTTGGGGCAACGGCGGCTATGGCTTCGGCGGCAATTCTGGCGGTGTAGCCGATGGCTATGTCCTTGCCTCCGACTTTGCGAACGTTGAGCGCAAGATCGACGCGGTGAACAACGGCGTTTGTGACGGCTTCTACGCGATGAACACTGGAATGCTTAACGGCTTTGCCGGTGTTACGCAGGCCGTGACGAGCGGATTCTCTGCGGCGGAGCTTGCCCGATGCAATCAGCAGGCGGCGCTCATGCAGCAGCTCAACGCCATGCAGATGCAGAATCAGAACTGCTGCTGCGAGAACCGGCAGGCTATCGCACAGGTTCGCTATGACATGGCGACGCAGGCGTGCGATACCCGGAACACCATCCAGAATGTTGCCCGCGACATTACGGACAACCAGAACGCCGGAACCCGTGCTATCCTCGACTTCCTCACGCAGAGCAAGATCCAGACCCTTGAGGCGGACAATCAGGCGCTGCGGCTTGCCGCTTCGCAGAGCGCACAGAACGCGACGCTTATCAATGCGCTTCGCCCGTCGCCGATCCCCTCGTACAGTGTTGCAAACCCGTATTGCTGCAATACGAACACTTGCAGCGGCTGCGGCTACTGAACCAACGTTAATCGGGGCGGGAAATCCCGCCCCTGAAAGGAGTTAAAAATGGCTTGCAAACCCGTTTGTCAGCTTTGCAAAAGGCTGATTCTTAGCCAAGCGATCACGTTTACCGGAGGGAATCTGGTTGTCAACCTCCCGGATGGCAACTATTCCAACGGAGAAAAATACTGCATCGTTCTGGCGCAGAGCATCCCAACGACGGCGACGATTAACGCGCCGGTCGTGTTCACCATTGGCGCGGGAACGGCGCAGTTCCCGCTGACGAATCAATGCTGCGCTCCCGTAACTGCGTGTGGTGTGCGGACGCGGACGAAGTACAGCACGATTGTAGTCACAAATGCCACGGGCGGCACGTTCCGAATGATCGGGAAACCGTGCTGCTCGCCTAGCAATGATCTTACCGCCATTAACGCGGAGACAGGAGCGACGACATGAGAGCGGACAGAATCAGACGCATCCGAGACTACCAGACGCAGAACAACCGTGACTATGAGCCGCAGGACAGACACCGCGACAGTCGAGGCCGCGAACATTACAACAACGGGCGATACGCCCCGCGTAATGACTACCGCGACGAATACACGGATTATTACGACGACCGCCGCCGAATTGGCTTTTCCTACGAGCCGCGTATGGGCGATAGCTACGGCGGAGAGTACGACCGCGGCTATGCCGGAGGGTACGACCGCATGACCCGCGAAATGGCGGACGAGTGGATGCACGGCCTTGAGAATGAGGACGGCAGCAGGGGCGCTCATTGGAGCTACGAGCAGACCAAAAATCTTCTTGAACAGAAGAAAATAGACTGTGATCCGATGGAGTTCTATGTTGCCATGAACATGCTGTACTCGGACTACTTCAAGGTGGCAAAGAAATTCAACGTCAACAACACGGAGTTCTACGCCGACCTTGCCGAAGCATTCCTTTGCGACAAGGACGCGGACGAAGACAAGCTCGTACGGTATTATGAGTGCATCGTCGAATGACAATCTTTTGTTGCAATTAGCAGGAAGCGCCGGGAAATTTCTGGCGCTTCTTTCAGTTCTTCAGGTTTTTGTTGACATTGTATGTACATTGGTGTACAATGCAATCACAAGGGCAAGAGATGAATGCCAGAAGAAAGGAAGAACAACCATGAAAAACGAGTTTACAAAAGAAAACGCCCACGAGTGGACAGAGCTTGACCACGTTTATTTGGTGCAGGACGAGCCGATCAGCGGCACCGGCGATTATTTTGAAAAGGCGTTCCGGACGCTGGAAGAGGCGAACGACGATGCCCGCGAGCAGTGGCATTACCTGACCGAGCGCGAGCGCAAGCAGCGGCACATCTGGGTGTTCAGAGTTGATCGTGAAGACCTCGATCTGAGCATCGCCAACGAAGACCTACCGATTGACTGGAAAGCCTACGGCTGTGCCGGGTCTACCGAGGGCTGCTTCGACAGTGCGGAGGCAAAATAATGGCAAAGACCGAGCGCGTCAATCTCCGCCTCACGCCGGAGATGAAAGAGAAGTTACAAAAAGCCGCCGATGCGGAGAACCGGACGCTGACAAACTATATTGAAAACATAATCATCAAGGCATTAAAAGAGGAGGGCTGAAAGGCCCTCCTCTTTGCTTTATAAAATCAACCACGGGTTACGTTGAGCATGTCGAAAATGTTATAAATTTTTGCAAGAAAGTTCAATTAAACAGTTGACATTCTAAACTTAATAGTTTATACTTACAACTGTAAGGCAAGGGCGAAAGCCTTTTACGAAAGGAAGTGAGGACATGCCTGACGTGAACGTCACGGAAGCGTTGCTCAGAGCGATTCTTGAGCTGATCGAAACTTGCGATTCGCTCGAAGAGCTGCGAGAGCGCGTTAAGCGGATCATGCAGAAGCATTAAAAAATCGGTGAGCGCCCCTGCTAAAGCCGCTCACCGAAAGCCACAGGATGGGGCTTAGAGCCTTGCCAAAGCCCCTTTCCTTTTCTACCTTAACACGGCAAGGCTGAAATGTAAAGGAGAAAAAACTATGTGCGTAAGCGAGTACATCAATTTGATCGCAGCGGCTGACAGCATTGACACGCTTCGGTATATTGTGTCTTTTGCCGCGAATGACGACAGCATTTCCAATGCCGAGTACGAACTCATCTACCAGACGGCGGAGGCGGCGATTGTATGAACAAGAAAATTTGCTCCTTGATAACTGACCGCCTGATTGAGGAAATGGAAAAGGGCGTCATCCCTTGGGACAAACCGTGGACGGGCGTTGGCGCTGTATCCCACACCACCGGCAAGCCGTACAGCCTGCTTAACCAGTTAATTCTTGGCTGCGCGGGCGAGTGGGTGACGATGAACCAGATCAAGGCTGAAAAGGGCCATTTGAAGAAAGGCTCTAAAGGCCGACCGGTTGTTTTCTGGAAACAGGTGACAATGAGCTTGACGGACGAGAACGGAGATCCGACAGAAAAGATCGTGCCGATGCTTAGATACTACACCGTGTTCAATGTCGAAGATTGCGAGAATATCAAAGTCAAATATCCTCCCGAACTCCAAAAGCACGCAAACCCGGTATCGGAGGCCGAGGACATCATTACCGCTTATGTTGAGCGCGAGGGCGTAAAGCTGATCCGCGATAATCTGTCCGACGAAGCGTTTTACAGCCCGTCACGTGATGCAATCGTCATTCCGAAGATTGAACAATTCCCTAATGATGCATTGTATTACTCGACAGCCTTTCACGAGATGGCACATTCTACCGGGCATAAAACAAGGCTTGATCGCTTTGCTTGCGGTTCTGGCGCAGCGGCTTTTGGAAGCGATGACTACAGCAAAGAAGAGCTTGTAGCGGAGCTCGGCGCGGCAAACCTTGTTGCCCATGTAGGGATAGAAACAAGAGCTTCTTTCCGAAATAGCGCTGCATATCTTCAAGGTTGGATGCAAGTTCTAAAAAATGATCCAACTATGATAATCTCTGCCGCTGGCAAAGCTGAAAAAGCAGTAAACTATATTTTAGGGGATGCATAATGCATCCCCTGTTTAGCTATATTATACGTTAACTGGTGTTAAGGTTCTTTATAGCCAAACAAGTTCAAAAAAGATGTCGCCGTTTTCTGAAACTACAATCCGGCGAATGAAGCGATTCCACACTTCCTTTTTTCCACTTGGCGGAAGCTTGTCGTATGCGTCCAGCACGGACATGACAAGTTCTTCGTTGATGGGCTTTGGTTCTGGCGGAACGTTCAGTTTTTCTTTTAGAGAAGTGTATTCCATTTCGTATTTCTCGCGGCTTATGAGATCAGCTAGGTAAAGGTCTGTCAGTTTGTCCATTTTCCGCTTGATCGCCGCCGTATCAACCGGCGGCTTTGTTTTTCCCGCCTTGAGCTTTGCATTGTGCGCCTGTACCTCGATTGGCAGCTTGGCAAGCAGATATTTTTCTAGCGTCGCCTCGTTGATTCTCTTTTTGTGGCGACAGATACCCATTTCATAGTTTTTGCATCGATAATAGAAGTAATCTGTCACACGTTGCCGTGTTGAATGCGTTACAAGACGATGGCCGCATTCGGCGCACCAGACAAGGCCGGAGAAAAGCCAAGTATGTTGCGATCCGTTGTTGCGAACGCTTCTTGCTGTCAGCATCCGTTGTACAAGTGCGAAATCCTCCGGCGGTATCAGCGCGTCGCAGACTTTTATTCCGTTGTTAAGGCCGACATATCTCTCGTTGCTCAATGCGCCTTTTACATGGTGATTTGCTCTCATTATTCCGAACTCGGAAACGAGCATCTTCTTGACGTGGTTAACGCTTCCCGTGGCGATGTAATCTTCAAACATTCGCCTTGCAATGTGCGCCGTTTCCTCGTCGATGCAAAGGCGGCTCTCGACGGCCTTTAACCCGATGGGCGTTTTACCCGCCGGGCAGAGGCCAAGCTCCCGCTTGTGCTGCATGATCCGTTTAACACGCTCTGACGTTCTGTCTGCCTCGTCCTGCGCGACGGACAGCATAATGTTGACCTTTAACCGACCGGCGGCTGTGGCGGTCTCGTAGTCTTCATATGTCGCCTGCCATACAACACCGTGCGCGTCGAGGACTTCCTGTGCCTTGTAAAACTCTCCGATGTTGCGGAACCAACGGTCGAGCTTTGTGAACGCTACGAGGTCGATTTTCCCCGCTTCCACGTCGGACAGAAGCCGCTGCAATTCAGGCCGCTTTGACACGCTTTTTCTTCCGCTTACACCGGCGTCGATATAATAATCAACGATCTTGTGCTTGTTTTCCTCTGCCCATTTTTTCAGGCTTTCTTTCTGGTCATCGACGGAAAGGCCGTGAACGGCTTGTTCTTCCGTGGAGACGCGGACATAAAGTGCAACTCTCATTTCTTTTTCCCCTTGTGAATGCTTTTGAAGGCGTAAATGATGGTTGCGACGGAGGCGTTCAGTATCAGGGCGAGGATGCCAGCAAAAATGCTTGTCCCAGCCGAGCGGAAAATACCGGCGGTCTCTACCTGGATGTCAAATATGACGTACCATACAACGGCGCACAAAAGAATACTGCATACGCCTATGAGCATATAAATTGTCCTTGTGTGGGTTTCCCCCTGCTTTCTCAGCCCTGCGTTCATTTCTTGCAGATGCTTTACTTCGCCGGATAACCGCACGTTCTCCAATTCCAGATCATGGACATGCTGTGTGTCCGGCGGTTCATCCAGACCGACAAGCTCATTCAGCGATAGATTCAATACCTTACAAGTGGCAGCGGCATAAAAAAGGAGCGGGTGCTTGACCCGCCCTGCATTTGTGTCGCAGATGTTGTTATAGGGAACGCCGGACAGGTCGGACAACTCTTGCAGGGTGAAGCCGCTTGCATTTTTCGCCTTGCGAATTTTGGTGGGATAATCGTCTAAGTAAGGCTGTAGGTCTGTGAGCGCGGACACTTTTTCTCCATCTCCATTCAGCTGTTGGATTTCCCGGCAGTTTTGGGAACGGTTCTTGAATCTTCCTCCTGATTTGTGATTTACAACATGGACTTTATGGGCAAGAGCGGGTACGCTTGAGATGTGGCAGACGTGTCGGTTTACCACCTTACCCGAAGCCCCGGCAGAGGTTGCCGCCAACGCCGGGGCGATCTTAAATCAGAAAACGAAAAATGGTTTACGGTGTCCGCCGTTATAATCTGGCTCTGGGTCTATCGGTTCTTTGTAAACGGGTTTTTCCGGAAGTTGGACACCGGCGCACTCCGCGGCAGAAATTAGATTTTCAAATTCTTCTTCCGAAAGGCGATAAATCGCCGATTTTGTTTTAGGTAGCTTTTCAGGAAAATAATACTTAATTCGGAAGTATACACGCATCTTGTACCGAGATATTTTGGGCTGCATGACTTTCTCAATCGTGTTTTTATACCCGGCAATTTCTTGTGGCGATCTATCGTCCTTAAACGGTCGCCAACTTACTGAAATGGCGTTTACGTCTTTCCCTTTGTAATAGATCGTATCAAGGCTTTTGTCTCCCCAATATGTAAAAGGGCCGGACAAATAGCAAATGTTCTGCGGCCCTTTCATAAAATCAGGCAGCGCAGGGAATCGCTTGTCTTTTCCTGAAATGCTGTAAACTCTACCTTGATATTTTGCGGTTACTGCGCTTTGCGCACCAGACCAATTGCAATAAACGAGGTCTGATCCTACTGATCGACAACGATTTATTGCGTTAGTAAAAACGTCTTGTTCGATGTTTGGCGCATTATCTTCTATCCATTGTTCCCATTCTGCCGCCTTTTGAAATTTACCAAGTTCTTCTTCCCAATCGACAATACGGTAGTAGGTTTCTTTAAGGTGCCCAATTGGCGAAAACGGCATCATCTGTGTAGACTTTCCAAGACAAACAAGAGCTAGCCGGTATTCCTTCTTTTTCCAAAGATAGCTTGCGTGCATACGGAGAACATACTCAAGGTATAGAACGGGACTTTCGATAGATCCTCTGTTCATTTTCGAGTAATCCGGGATAGGTATTGAATAGATGGATTCCGCGCTTGTCAGATCGTACATTTTGCCGTCGCATACGATTTTCTCTGCATAATTTATAAGCTCTCGATCTTCGTACAGCGAATTTGGCGGAGACGGGACAATCTTATATGCGCGGCCATAGCGGAAGTACGGTATGTATTCCATCTCGTTACCCCCCTGTCTTGCGCGGCTATGTTCAAAATAAATTTCTACGCGAATAGAATCAACAGAAAATTGTCGAAAAAACAATTTAGGGAAGTGATAAAATGCAAGCACCCGTTGACGCACCGGATCGCTACACCCGCAGGATTGACTTCCTGCTCAAATTCTACAAATTCATAATGGAGGATCAGAATGAGCGAGAACGAAAAGAATCTACTTGCGGAGAAAGAAAAAGCTGAAATTGAAAAAGCAATTCAGGATCCTGCTTTGCGAGAGGCTATCATCTTAATTTTAGAAGAAGCAGGATTGCTTCCTTAACATTGTCGTCCGCCTTTTCGTAGGCGGCTAAAATTTGCCAATCAGAATACTTAGGGGAAAGCTCTTTGTCGGTATCGACAGGGAGCTTTTCTTCTTTTTCGTCAAAGTAGGAAACAGGGACATTAAAGACCTCTGCGAGTTTCGCAATGTTCTTGTCGGTTGGGGTCTGCCCTCTTTTCCATCCATTTACAGATGTTTTAGAAAGTCCGGCGTTTAATGCTGCGCGGGATGGTGATATTCCTGTGTCATTACATAACTTAATAAACTGTTGGTAAAATGCCATAAGACACCCCTGCCTTTTTGTTTAGAATGCCGAAGTTATCGAAGTTAGCAAAAAAATGTTTACTTCAATAACGCAATGGGTTATAATCCAATCATGGTTAGTAAAGTTAATAAAGCGCAGTTGCTTTTGCGCCCCGTTTCTGCTGTTTTGTAAGTGCAATTTCATTATAGCAGACGGTGTTAACTTTTTCAACTGGCAAATCAAAATAATTTGATGGGGGTGAAAAAGTGAATCTTCCCGAAGCATGGACGGGTCGGCTGATCGGCAAGATGCATAACAACGGCATCACGAACACGGAGCTTGCCAATCGGCTCGGCTACCACAAGGCGTATGTCAGCATGATCCTGAATGGTCAGCGAAGCCCAAGCAATGGACGCGCCAAACTTGAGGCGGCTGTCGATGAGATCATCAAGGAACGGAGGGGAAACGGTGCAGACTGAAATGACGGTAGCGGACGGCGAGCGCTTTGCCGCTATTGTTTGGCAGATTTATGCGAAATACTTCAACGTCACCGTTGAGCCCTTGAACCAGTGCAAAGCAGAGCCCGCGCCTGAGCAGGCACAAGAAAGATAAGACAGCGTATAACCGGCTTTAAGTACTGCATACCCCCGAAGTCTGCGAGGGATATAAAGACGCTTGAATTTGGTTACTTGGACATGATGATGCTTACCCCGTCGCTATTGACGAAATAAGCGACACTATCCAGTTTCCAGCCTTTGGCGATGAGCGAGACCGCCTTGGCGAATGAATCTGTATAGAATCTCTTGATTATCCCACCTCCTTTCGGAGTGGGTACGCAGTACTTAAAGCCGGTTAACTGATCTTATTACATTATTAAAGGAGGACAAAGCATGAGCGAGAAAACCGAAAAAGAAGCCCTGCGCGATGAGATCGTCGCGTACACAGACGAGCTTTTGAGCTACGCCATCAAAATGGACGTTGACGCAATTCCGAACGACCCCGAACAGATCACCGAGGAGTATCAAAATTTGCTTCACAGAATAATTCCCAAAATTGGCAAGATCATGACAGGAATAAATCTTTTGTATTTTGCGGATGAATCAAGAGCCAATGCCCGCCTCCGGCAGTATTTCGAGGCCGTACAGAAAATCCAGAACATCAACGATCAGCTGGATAGTTGCTTTATGATGCTTCGTTGTCTTGGAGTCGGCGAAGCGTTTCCGATTCCGATGTACTCGTCACCGGCATGATCGCCCCATGTAAGGACTGTTTCGAGCGCTTCGTCGGTTGTCATGCATCCTGCCCCCGTTATGCGGAATTCAAGGCCGGATGTGAAGCACGTCGGGAAGCGCGGACAAAGATGCACCCTATCGCCGATTACACCATCGACATCACCAAGAGAGTACAAAAAGCGGCCCACCGCCGCAGAAAGTAGGAAAAACAACCATGACAAAACGAAAGGCGACGTTCGCCACCACCGCGATCATGACGCTTCTGGCGCTTGTGATCTTCTTCGTCTGGAAATTCGGAAAATATAACGGTCTCGGCTTCGCCGTCATCGAGGGCATCTTCGCCGTCTACGGATTTTCGAGCCTCGCCGATGACTGCTGCCGCTGGCTGCAGCTGCCGGACACGTCGATCATGCAGAGAGGAGGACGGCATTGAACGACACACGTTATACGGCCATCGCCGCCGCCCTCCGGGAAGAGTTCCCGAAAGCCAATAAGGGCACGGTGAGCATGGCGCTGCACACGAACGACTACGGCGTGAAGTTCTGTGCCAGAGCGCAGGAGATTTACGACGCTGTGACGCAGCGCAAGCCCCGCAGACCGCACCGCGTTAAGCCCATACGGTTACAGTGCCGGTTGACCGAAAGCACCGCACAGCGCGTTAAACAAGCGCTGGAAAGAAACGGCATCGCGTCCATGCAGACGTTTTTGGAATCCCTCGTTCTGGCATGGCTCGCGCAGTCTGAAAGCTCTACCACATGGGCGGAAAAAGGCGAAAGCGCCGCCGGTGGAGATGACACCGACAGCGCTTACAGGAAAAACAACCTTGCTTCAAATTCTACAGCAAAGGAGGCGGACTTGTCAAGTGTCCAGAACGTGCCGCTGCCGTGACTGCGGCGAGGACGGATTTTACCCCGTCGTTTACGCCGACGAAGGCTACGGCTGGGAGCGCTGCCCGACCTGCGGGTCTGACCGTATCGAATGGGGGAATAAATGCCCCTTGTGCGGACGGTACGCCGAGGGAATCTACTGCGACGATTGCGCGAAGAACCTCAGCGACCGCTTCCACGAGCTTTTAATCTGCAATTTTGACAAAGAAGAGATCAAAGCATTAAACGAATTTTTTGACGGAAAGGAGCTGTGCTGATGCTCAACATTGATGTTTTTCCTGCGAATCTGCGCTTTGAAATGGAAAAGCGAGGAATAACACAGGCAACGCTTGCGGATATGACTGGAATTACAAAATCGACGATCTCGCTGCTCGTCACGGGAAGCAATTCCGCAAATCTCTCAACGGCGGTCAAGATTGCAAACGCCCTCGGCCTTACGCTTGATTACCTTCTCGGCAATGGCCCAATCTCCGAAGAAGACGGGAAGCGTGAAAAGGAAAAACTGAAAATCCTTGAATTGGAAAAAGACCTGTCCGATGCGCTTATGAACCTTCGCGCAACAAAGAAAGCATACGAAAATGCAATAAATAACTATCGAAGAAAGGAACTTGAATAATGGCTTACTACAAGAACGAATTTGACACCGGCTTCGTCGTCGACGAAAAGACCGGAGAGAGCACGGCGATGTTTACCGTCGGAATCACCGTCGCGGAATACCGCGAACTCGTAGAAAGAGCAGGAAAAAACGACGCGGCGCGTCTCGCGGATGACTACTGGAAGATGCGCACGGAGAATATCTCCCTGCGCGCCGAGCTTGCCGATCTCCGGCAGAAGCTCGCGGAGGTAAAGGAGGCGGCGGAATGAGCGAGAACATGAGCATTTATAACGCCGTCCGGTCGGTGCCGAACGAAGCGATCAAGCCCATCAGCGCTGGACGCTTGAAAGGATTCAGCGACATTAACCCTATGTGGCGCATTAAGAAACTGACAGAAATGTTCGGCCCCTGCGGTGTTGGCTGGTGGTATGAAATCACCGACAAGCGAATCGTTGATGACAACATCACACAGCAGCGCGCGGTTTTCCTTGACATTCTTTTATTTTACGTCGATCCAGAAACCGGCGTTGCGTCTCACGGAATCCCCGGAACGGGCGGCAGCTCCCTTGTCGCTCAGGAAAAGAACGGGCCGTACCTCTCCGATGAGTGCTTCAAGATGGCTCTCACGGACGCCATCTCCGTTGCTTCTAAGGCGCTCGGCCTTGCGGCAGACATTTATTACGCCAAAGACCGAAGCAAGTATACCGCGCCGGGTGAAGCGGCAGATTACACCACCGCGCCGCCTTCGGCAAAGCCCGCAAATATCATCATTGGTGGGAATGCCGATCTTCCGATGATCTGCGCAGACTGCGGAGCAGAGATCAAGGATGATGTGCATGATTACAGCGTGAAATGGTACGGAAAACCGCTCTGCCGCGACTGTCAGAGAAAGAACCCGAGGTTGAAGAAGTGAAGGTTGATTCCGCCGTCTGGGAGGGCGGCTACTTAAAGCTTCATACCGCGGACGTGGACGCGAGGCACTTTGCCTATGCGTTCACGCCGGGGGAATATGAGATCAAGGCAAAGAAGTCCCTCCGCAGTCTGGACGCAAACGCGCTTGCATGGGTTTTGATCGACAAGCTCGCGGCGGCTACTGGCGTACCGAAAACGGATGTTTACCGGAACGCTGTCCGCGACGTAGGCGGCAACTCCGAGATTGTGTGCATCAAAGCGGAAGCCGCGCCGACACTCCGAAAGATATGGGAATCGCGCGGTCTTGGCTGGCAGACGGAGGATGATATATCTAAGCTCCCCGGATGCGTGAATGTGATCCTCTATTACGGCTCGTCCACCTTTGACACCCGGCAGATGAGCCGCATGATCGACAACCTGATTCAGGATGCGAAAGCGGTTGGCATCGAGACAATGGCACCGGACAAGCTCGCCGCCCTGCTCGGCGAATGGGAAAAGAGGAAGAAATGAAAGTCGAGCTTTTCAATGACAACTTCCAGAATTTCAAGAAGTACAACATACCGAAAGCGCAGCTTGTGATCGCGGACATCCCGTACAACCTCGGCGCGAACGCCTATGCCTCCAATCCAATGTGGTACGTCAACGGCGACAACAAGAACGGCGCGAGTAAGAAAGCCGGAAAAGCGTTCTTTAATTCGGACGGCAACTTTAACATTGCAGAGTATTTCCACTTCTGCAACCGGCTCTTGAAAAAAGAGCCGAAGGAACGCGGCAAAGCTCCGGCGATGATCGTTTTCTGCGCGTTCGAGCAAATCCCAACGGTTGTACAGTACGGACAGAAATACGGATTCCAGCATTCCTATCCACTTGTATTTATTAAGAACTATTCCGCGCAAGTCCTCAAGGCCAACATGAAGATCGTAGGCGCTACGGAATACGCCGTTGTCCTCTACCGGGACAAACTCCCGAAATTCAACAACGGCGGAAAGATGATCTTCAACTGGTTCGAGTGGCGACGGGACGGAAAGCAATACCCGAAGATTCACCCGACGCAGAAGCCCGTGAATCTCCTAAAGCGTCTTATTGAGATCTTCACCGACCCCGGCGACGTTGTGATCGACCCGGTCGCTGGAAGTGGAGCAACCCTCCGGGCTTGCATGGAAACAGGCCGAAACGGGTACGGCTTTGAAATCATGCGGGATATGTGCCGCAAAGCGCAGGAGCAGATGCTTACCGTCGAGCCAGACGGCCAGATGACAATGGAGGGGATATGAAGCGGATATCTTCCAAACGCGCTAAGGCGTGCGCAATCTCCCCGAAGGTAAAGGCCGTTGTTTGGGAACGCGACCATCACTGCTGCGTTTACTGCAAATCGATCTATGCATTCCCCGAAGCCCACTATATCCCCCGTTCCCGCGGGGGATTGGGTATAGAGGAAAACGTATTGACCCTCTGCCGCCTCTGCCATGACGCATTCGACAACGGCACAACGACGATGCGGCAGGAGATTGGACACTACTGCCGCGACTATCTCAAGGCGCATTACCGCTGCTGGGACGAACAAAAACTAATTTACCGAAAGGATGATCCAAGATGGCTATGAACAAAATCTTCCTGCAAGGGCGGCTCACGAAAGAGCCTGAAATCCGGCTGACGGCGAAAAATGACAAGGTAGCGCATTTCAAGATTGCCGTTGACCGCGACTTCAACCGTGAAGAGACGGACTTCATCAACTGCGTTGCATTTAAGGCGACGGCGGCATTCATCGAAAGCTATTTCGGCAAGGGCGACATGATCCTGCTCGCCGGTCGCTTGCAGATGCAGACGTACACCGCCAAGGACGGCTCGAACCGCACGGCGGCAGAGGTCTTGACGGATAACGTCTGGTTCTGCGGCGGCAAGGGCAAGACCAAGGACGCTGCCACCGGCGCACAGCTCGCACCGGTCGAGGATGACGGACAGCTTCCGTTCTGACGGAGGCGCACAATGGCATTAGAGAGCTTCAATGCCTATCACAGCTACCTCGACACCATGGAAGCGCTGAATGACGCGGAGTGCGGGAGACTGTTCAGGGCGCTGCTGGAATACAGCGCGACCGGCGCAGCTCCGGAACTCCGCGGTAATGAACGCTTTGTCTTCCCCGGCATGAGGTCGCAGATCGATAGGGACATTGAGAAATACAACGCCAAATGCGCGCGAAACCGTGAGAACGGAGAAAAGGGTGGGGGGCATTCGCCCCCGAACGCCCCCGAACGCCCCCGAACGCCCACCAAGGACAAGGACAAGGACAAGGAAAAGGACAAAGACAAAGACAAGGACATATCTTTCCCACCTGACGGTGTGAAAGATAGTGCGCGCGCGCACCGCCCCACCGTGGAAGAGGTTGCTGCCTATTGCCGGGAGCGCGGAAACCGCGTTGATGCCGAACGCTTTGTTGACTTCTACGCCTCCAAGGGCTGGAAGGTAGGCAATCAGCCCATGAAGGACTGGAAAGCCTGCGTCCGAACGTGGGAGAGGCGGGAAGACAAACCAAAACAAACCAGCCGCTTTGCGACACCAGACTATGACGCAATGGAGGACTTGCCATGCTGACAGAAGACGTTATCAACAGCATTGCCGAACGCGCGAAACGAAACAACCCCGCCCTGCCGGAGGATTACATTGCCTCCGACGGCCTACTCCATTGCGGCAAATGCGGCGAGCAGAAAGAATGCGCCATTGACGTTGGAGGGAAAGAGATCATCGTCCGCTGCCTCTGCCGGTGCGGAGCGGAGGCACGGAAACAAACCGCCGAGGACGCTTTCCGGAAGCTCAACGAGGAATGCCGGGCAGATTGGCTGCGCGGATACGAGGGAATGACCTTCGACAACTCCACGGGCAACCCGTCCATGTTCTTCGCCGAGAAGTTCATCCTCCGCTGGACGGACATTTTGGAAAACGGCCTGTCATTCACGCTCTCCGGCGCTGTCGGCTGCGGCAAGACATACGCGGCGGCGAGCATCGCCAATGAGCTTTTAGACCGGGGCTATCGCGTCTGGATGGTCTCAACGGTCAATCTGCTCGATCGGATGTTTGACGAGGCCGACATCATACGCAACCGGCTTGCGACGTTTGAGCTCGTGGTGCTGGACGATTTCGGCGCAGAACGCAACACGGAATACGCCTCCGAAAAGATGTTTCAGATCATCGACGACCGCATGAGATCGCGCCTGCCGACGATCATCACGACGAACATAGACATCACCCAGCCGACGGAGAACCTGACATATCAGCGCATTTTCTCCCGCCTGAACGGGGAAGCGCCGCAGTTTCGCTGCAAGGGCGGAGATCTGCGAGCCGACAGGGGAAGAGAAAAGCGGCAGCTTGCAAACGAAATTCTGAAAGGGGATGGTTAACCGATGACTTACATCGGCATAGACCCCGGCAAGAACGGCGCACTTGCCATTCTGAACGGGGAGGAAGTACAGATGTTCCGGTACGACCGCGACACCTACCGCTGCGTCCTCTCTGATCTGCGCGGCGAAAAGGCGGTGTGCTGCTTAGAGCACGTCGGCGTGATGCCGAAGAACGGAAGCGTGTCCATGTTCCACTTCGGGGAAAATTTTGGCTGGCTGCAAGGGATGCTCGAAGCATACGAGATCCCCTATGAGCTTGTCCGACCGCAGAAGTGGAAGAAGGAATTTTCCGTCACGGCGGACAAGAACACGTCCATAGAGGTCTGCAAGCGGCTCTTCCCCGGTGTGAATCTCATCCCGCCGGGCTGCCGCAAAGAGCATGATGGAATGGCAGAATCTTTACTCATGGCACTCTACGCCAAGCGGAGGCTCTGATGAAACGAATTGACCTGACCGGGCAGCGCTTCGGACGCCTGACGGTCATACGATACGACCACTCCGAGCACTCCGGCGCGCATTGGCTCTGCAAATGCGACTGCGGAAACGAGAAAGTAATTGCCGGTTATTCTCTGCGGAGCGGAAAAACAAAATCCTTCGGCTGCCTGAATTCCGAGGTTTCAATGACAAAGCTCGAAAAGGCAAGGGCGGCTATAAAGGCACGACCGAGAAAAGACCTGACAGGTCAGCGGTTCGGGCGGCTCGTCGTTCTCGGCCTTGCCGATGTGCCGGACAGGAAGGGCTTCATTTTCTGGCGCGTCAAATGCGACTGCGGAACGGAAAAAATCATCATGCAGAACAACATCATGTACGGGCAGACGCGATCCTGCGGCTGTCTCGCAAACGAAGTGAGAGCGGCCAGAGCCGAACACATGAGGCAGGGCAGAAAGCCGAAAAAAGCGCCTGTGGAAGTCAAGAAGCCAAAACGCGAGAAAACCGCCGTCCGCAAAGTTTACCCGGCAAGAACCGCCGCAGAGTTTTTCCGCTTCTCCAAAGCGCACGGATGCAGCGTGTGCGCGGATAGGAAGGACTGCGACATGACATTCTGCAAATACGAAAAGGAGCTGACATCGTGAACGAAAAACAAGAAAAGAAACGCCGGTACAATCTGCGCCTTGAGTACATCGCGCATTTCAACAAGTGGCTGGACAGCGAGCCGCCCCGGTGGCGCTTTATCCGCTGGCGCAAGTGGAAGAACAGCCGACCGGTGTGGGAGGACGCGGCATGACCTACGAAGAAGCAAAACGAATCCTGCACCCTGACACTACGCGGGAAGCGCTTGCCGAGATCGAGTTCTTAGGAGGTTTCAAAGGCAAGGAGAAAACGCGGAAGGCGGTAGACGAGGCTTGCCTTATGGCGTGTGAGGCGCTGGACAAGCAGATTCCGAAGACGCCGAACAGCGGCGTTGACAGAACATGGGGAACGCCCACGAAAGAAGCCATTTGTCCCGCGTGTGATTACGCCCTTGGGCATTGGGAATTTATAGGCGGCGGTGAGAAGATCACATACTGTGAGCACTGCGGACAGGATATCACTTGGGAGGGCTGGGAATGGACAGATTGAAACCTTGCCCGTTCTGCGGGAAACCCGTGTCAATTGTCTACAACTCGCTTGACAGGGTGTTCAAAGTTTATCACACATACGGCGATGACGAATACAACTGCTGCATCATCGACCCGATACTGATTGATGCAGTGTCACTCAAAGATGCGTCTGATGCATGGAATAGGAGGGTTGACAATGACACTAACTGAGATGTTTACAATTTGTGATTCATGCATATATGCGCCATGTCTTTGTGGGAATGACCCTGAGAACTGCGTGGCGTATGTGATGAGGACTTCT